CTTGGCGAAGCCCACGACGGCGTCCACCCCGCTGCGGATCATCGACACCAGGCCGTCCCAGATGCCCTGGATGAAGTCCTTGGCCTGCTGGATGGGCTTCCGCAGCAGATCGGTCAACTGACCCCACACCGTCTTTGCGAAGCCAATCACCGCGTTTACGGCTGTGAGGAACCAGTCCACCAGGGTCTGGAAGATCAGGATGACCACCCCGATCACTATTCGGGGCGGGAGCAGGACCAGGGTCCAGAATGTGTTCCACACTGCCATGGCGATGTTCAGGATCGCTCCGAACACCGAGGACAGGAAGTCGATCAGGGGCTGGAAGAACCCGATCACGGCGCTTATCCCGCTCTGCACGGCATCGGAGATCGTCTGCCACAGGGACCCGAACCAGTCGGCCACCCCCTGCAGGCCGGCGACGATCCCGTCCCACACGCCCTGCAGCCACTCCCAGGCTGCCTGCGCCGCGCTCACGATCGCGTCCCACGCGGCCTTCACGGCGGCGACCACGACGTCCCAGTGGGTGGCCATCCAGATGATCCCGGCCACCACGGCGACGAAGGCGGCCACGATGGCTACGGCCCACCCGATCGTCACCCCGGCCAGGATCGCCACTGAGGCCACGATCACCTGCAGGACGGTCCACACGGTACTGAGAACCCCGGCCATCGAAGCGAAGGCAGTCACCACGCGGGCGACGATCGCGATGATCCCGGCGAAGGCGGTCACCCACCCCAGGATCTGCCCCAGGAACGGTACCTGCAGCAGCAGGGTGATCACGTCCAGAACCCCGGTCATGAGTTCCACGAAGGTCCCCAGGGCCCCGCTCTCGGCCGCCGCCTGCAGCATCTCGGAGAGCGCGGTGGCGAACTCGGTTAGACTGCCGGCGTTGTCCGTGACCATCTGGACCAGGGTCCTCAGGAGGCCGATGGTAGCCTCGGCCCCGCTGGTGTCGCCCCCCATGAACGACCCGAACAGCCGACCGATGTCCCCCAGCAGGCCGTAGAACTCCGAGGCCACCCCGGAGGCCGACGAGAAGAAGTCTGCTATGGCGTTCTGGCCGCCTACCGACTCGGTCCAGGCCCGGAACTTGTCGGCCCCCAGGCCGATCTTCTCGAGCATCGTGTCCACGCCGCCCGAGGCCTGCGAGAAGATGTTCTTCAGGCCCTCCCAGAGGTCGCGGAAGATGTCCCCCCACGCGGTGGCGATCTGCCCCATGCGATCCACCGAGTCCGCCAGGGCCCCGCTGGCGTCCTTGGCCTGGAGAGTGGCGGTTACGGAGGCGGTCAGGGTGGACACCCAGGCGGCGAACTGCTCGGTGAGCGGGCGCGCGGCGTCCAGCAGGATCAGGATCGCCTGGACCAGAGAGTTGGCGGCCTCCCCGAAGAACCCGGTGGTGGTGGCCGAGGATGCCAGGATCCGGTCCAGCCGCTCCAGGTTGGCGGCGCTGGTGATGGTCTCCGCGATGGAGCGGGCCATGTCTCCCACCGCCGCGCCCACCCCGGTCAGCCCTGTCGTCAGCACCGGTATGGTTCCGGTCAGTAGTACCAGGGCCTCCCCGAGGGAGGGCAGCAGGGCGGTCTGGATCGACTCCCCGATCACGGAGAACTCGGCGCCCACCGACGCCTGGACCTCCTTGAACCGCGCCAGCATCGGAGTCTGGGCCTTCAGCGCCAGGGTCACCGCCGCGAAGGCCGATCCGAGGGCGGCCAGGGCCCCCGCCCCGGCCAGGGCGCCGCCGGTGATCAGGGGCCAGACCGCCGCAACGGCGGTGGAGGCCTGGGCGGCCAGGGCTCCTACCAGTTGGATCGCCTGGGGCGCCAGAGCGAACACAAGCGGCTTGAGCGCCCCACCGACCGCTCCGAAGGCCTTGCCCAGGCTCGATCCGAGATCTCCGAACTTGTCGAGGAACGACTTCTTGCTCTTGTCGACCTCGTCCTCGGCCTCCCTCATCCCCTCGCGGACGCCCTGGGACGCCTCCCGCCCGAGGCTCTCGCCGGCCTTCTTGCCGGCCTCGGCCGCGACGTCCCCCAGTTGGGGGGCCGCGTCCTTCATGACCTGCGAGAGGTCTTTGGCCAGGGTCCCTTGGAGATTCTTCAGCATCCCCTTCGAGATGCCCTGGGCGATGGCCGGCCCGAGTATGTCGTGGGCGTCCTTCTCGGCGCCCTTCTCAGCATCCTTGAAGGCGTCCTTCAGGGAGGCGCTGATCTGCTTGTCGAGGCCTTTGGTGACGGCCTTGACCACCACGTAGGCCGTGCCCACTACCGCCACTTCCGCACCTCCTCCTCGTTACCCGCCGAGGGGCTTCACCCGCAGACCGGGGAACCCGTCAGCATCCTCGGGGTCCTCTCGGGGATCCTGCATGGATCTCAGGATGGTCACATTGACACGCTCGTGGGCCTTCGCCTCCTCCTCGGTCTCCAGGGCCCGCTCCCTCAGGAGAGCAGCGACCACGTGCAGGAAGCGGCGAGCGGGGAGGACACCCAGGTCCAGCCCGCCGAGCAGACACCGCCCATCGAGGTACGGCCACTGGGCCTCGGCCCAGCCGCACAACTCTAGGACGGTTCGATAGGGCGGTCACTGTACTCCTCCACCAGCCAGCGCGCGATCTCGGCCAGACCGGACAGGGGGATGCGCTGCTTCCTGACGGTATCCCTGAACAGGTCCCAGTCCTCGGGGAGGACCACGGCCTGCAGGAGGCTCAGGAACGAGCCGGCCGCCTCCAGTCCCACGCGGGCCTGATCGGCCTCGGAGAGGGTCTCGATGTCGGCCGCAGCGGTCACCGAGTGTGAGAACTCCATCAGGGTGAGCCCGTCCAACTCGGGCGAGCAGCGCACGTGGATCCCGTCCAGGTCCAGGATCAGAGGCTCCCGGGGCTTCTCCGGGACGAATCGGAACGTCTTGCTTCGAGTGCTGGCAGCAGTCATCGAACGGCCTCCCTGAGCCACCGTGTGAGATAAGGGTTCGGGCGGCTGCCCGGGTGCATGACCCTTTTCGCGTACACGATTGCCCCTATCTTAGCCCACCAGAACCGGAGCCGTCCACCCTTGCGGCGCGGCACGATCGGGTACCGCCCCTTCCCCCCGTGGACGCCGGTTCCCTGGTGGTGCCACAGGGCGTACGGCCGGTCCGATCCTACCCGCGCCGACAGTCCCTCGGGGGAGATCGGCTTGCGCTCGGTGTGGATGGACACCCGCAGGGCGCCGGGCACCCCTGTCGAGGTGGGGGTGGGGGTGCTGATCCCGGCGGAGTTCCTGGCACGGAACTCCAGGGTTCGGAGCCTCCTGTTGAAGTCCCTACCGATGGGGCCCTGCCAGGAGATGAATCGATTGTAGGCCGCCTGGTCGATGACCACCGTCACGTCTGCCATCGGTACCCCCTTCCCAGCCCCCGGAGGGGGCTTCCGGGCCTGCTGCGGCGGGAGCGGGCCCTTGGGGCCCCACCCATCACGAAAAGGCCCCGGAGGCCCCCGGGAAGGCCTCCGGCCATAGCGGGACCGACACCGACGCCACAGTGGACAGCAGGCCGCCCTGAGGGGACCCGATAACCAGGGAGATCGTGGCGTCCCGCGTGACATCGGCGTACCGACTCACAGCGTCCACCAGGATGGCCGAGTCTACGCTGGTGGACATCGCGTCCCGATCCAGATCCTCCACCAGGGGAGGCTCCTCCCCCCGAGGGCCCTGCGGCATCTCGGCGGCCCGACGGACGATCGCCAGGTCGGCCTGCAGAGACCAGGAGGCCGGCCCGCAGGACTGCAGGGCCGGCTCGGGCGCGGAGGGGAGCCCGATCAGGACCTGGGTGACGCTGACCGCCACCATCTCGCAGTCGTACACCGCACCCCCGGACGCCAGCACCCGGCGCTCCGGGAGTGCGGTGGCCTGATTGGCCGCCGCCTCTTCGATGAACCGCAGCAGCAGGGTCGAAGAGTCGTAGAGGTCGGTCGGCCCGAGACTCACCGCGCAGACGCCTTCTTATTCGTCGGAGGGGCCGGCGGCGGGGCGGGGGCCGGTGCGGCGGCCAGATCGGGCGCGGCCACGAACGGGGCGAACGGGTCGTACTTGGACCGTGGGGAGTAGCGCGGGGAGACCGCCACCCCGGGCTTGGTGGCAGCGGTACCGGAGGGCTTCGGAGTGGCAGTGACCGTGTACGGGCCCGGGGTGGTGTAGGTGTGGCTGACCCGCGACACCCCGTCCGTCACAGCCGCCCCGGCCTGGGTGCTGCTGTCCCCGAAGGCCCAGTCGATGGACGTGACGGTGGGGGTGTCCACCACGGCCTCGTAGTTGATCGTATTGGCCAGCGCGCGGTCGGGGCGGCTGGTGATCGTGATTGCCATGGCGTGCTCCTTACTTGGGGGCGGTTACCGACTCGGACAGCAGGACCTCGGACAGCCGCACCGGGGGCTGGAACTCGGGACTGAACACCCGGGCGCGGGCCCGTGCCTTGCCCCGATTGAACGACGACAGCATGAGGTCCACCTGGTACAGACCGGTGCGTCCGTCGTCCAGGAAGTCCTGGGGATCCAGCAGGGTCCAGGAGACCCCTTGACGGGTCACCGAGGTTACCCGCTCGGGGAGTCGGCAGGGCTTCCCGCTGGCCGCCAGGGACCACTCGGACCGCAGACGGTTCACCGCGTCCAGCACCACGGCCGGCAGCATGTCCACGCCATAGTCGTAGGTCACGTCCACCCAGCGGTCGGGCCGGCAGGCTCCTCCCCTCTGTGGGGCGTCCAACCAGATGGCGTTGCGGTTCCCCAGGCTGTGGAAGGGCACCGGGGCCCCGGACTGATCGGTTACGGAGAGAACCTCTCGCACGGGGCGGCCGGACAGATTGACCCTCGGAGAGGGGTCGAAGTGGCGGTCCACCGCCCGACGGGGCGGATAGGCCAGTCGGTTGCCGAGCAGCGCAAGAACTATCGAGAGTACACCCTCCGAATCGGCGCAATCCATCTAGAGTCCACCTCCGGTCTCAGGGGGTGGGGGTGACGGAGCCGAAGGTGGTCGGGATCTCGGCGACTCGGGCGTACTGCATCGGAGACTTCGTGGTGTACTCCCACGGCGCCTGGTCGTAGGCCGACAGCGCGGTCTGCAGGCCGGCGTTGCCCACCGCCAGACCCTCGAACCCGTTGGCCAGGAGCCCGTTCTCCAGGGTGCGATCCCCGGAGAGTTTCAACGACGCCTGGGGGAACACCCAGTGCCAGTACGGGTTGACGGAGGCCATCTTGCCGCCGACCACCGCGCGGGACCACACCTCGATACAGACCGGGGGCGCAGGGGTCGAGCCGACCTCCGGGGCGGCCCACCCCAGATGCTCGGCGGCCTGGCCGGTCGGTCCCAGCAGGGTGCCGCCGGCCAGGGTGTGGTACATCTCGGGCTCGGGGGCGCAGATGGAGAGACTGACCGTCACGTGCTTGAACGAGTCGTTGCCCTTGTACTGGACGCAGAGCGACCCGTCCGCGTTCTTCTCGGTGATCTCGTCCGCATCCTCGTACTCGGGAGTGAACGACAGGCTGATGAACTGGCGGGTGACGTAGTGGGTGTTCCCCGCCACCAGCCCCTCGTCGGTCAGGGGGGTCAGCCGGAGGGCTAGCCCCTGGACGCTGGATGCGTTGTCGGACGCCATGGTTCAGTCTCCCTGCTAGGATTGGTCGGCTCGGACGGCGATGCACATGTCGAACTCGATAGCAGCCACCTCGGTGGCCTGGATCTCGGTCCGGTTGTTGGTCGAATCGTAGACCTGGACCACCTCGGACGTCCCGATCCGCACTGTGACCGGACCCGTTACGGCCACCAGTTTGGAGTCGTACCCGGGGCTGATCACCACGGTCACCCCGAGCATCTCCAGGATGTCTTCCATGTCCCGCATGATGCGGATCGCGGACCCGATCCCGAGGTGGAGCAGGGCGGGCGAGGCGCTCTTGGCGTAGTAGCGCTCCAGCGCCGATCCGACCCGAGCCTCGGCATCGGCCCCGGTGATGACCTCGACGTCCGCGTGGTGCAGGTGGGGGCTCTCCCAGTCGGCCTCCGCCCCCAGGTCGAAGGCGTAACCGATAGCCCTCTCCTGGGAGGACTCCAGGGCCAGATCCACCCTGCGCAGGTCGCTGTCCAGAGCGCAGCGGACGTCCCGCCCCAGCACGGCGTCGACCCCGAACGGCTTGATCGAGACCCGCGATGGGGTCCCGGTCGGGTCCCCCACCACGTTGACGGGGGTCGGAGTGCAGATGTCCCCGATGCGCACGGCCAAGCCGCACTCCGACCCCTCCATGTCATAGCCGTTGGACCAGGGTCCATCACCACGCAGAACTGTGGCTGAATCCAGCAGACCCATCTGGGCTCCTCGGGCTAGGCGGTTTCTTCGTTCTCAGACCTGCGGTCAGAGCGAGGCCGGATCGAGGGTGCCGGTGACGGCCCCCAGGATCGAGGCGTCTGCGGTGATCCACAGGGCGTCGGTGCCCACCTTGGCAACCCCCTCGAACGTCTCCACGAAGGTCTTGTAGGAGTTGGTCCCGATGAGGGTGGAGTCGCGGACGACGCCCAGATCCAGGGTCCCGCCGTCCAGGAAGAGGAAGGTCCCCTCCGCGAACATCGAGATGTGGACCTTGCCGGGGAAGGCGTCCCAGTTGCCGAGACCGGCGGTGGGCGTCCCGTCCAGATCATAGGCCGGGGCCGCCGTCACAGCGGCGAGGGCGCCGGCCGCATCGGGATCGGCCGCCGCACCATGGTGCCCGTCGAGGTGCCACGAGACGTTGATCCGGCGCTGGCCGAAGTAGGACTCGATGACCGAGTCCGCCACGTCCATGTTGTCGCCCGGGAGGCCCACGGTGAGATCCTCCCGCATCGCGTCCAGCAGGAACTGGGGGGCGATGGCGCGGATCGGGAAGGTGCGGTCCAGGCGGTGCTTGTAGCGGAACGCCGCCGCCGCCTTGCCCATGGCCACCAGGACGTCGCGGGCGGTCCCCCACTTCTTGGTGGCGGTGATCGCGGTGGACTGCTGCTTCAGCAGGGCCAGCAGGTGGTCGTCGGCGAACCGCGCGAACTGCACCAGGGCGAGTTCGTTGTTCCGCGAGACCAGTTCGGGGTAGGCCCTCGAAGCCATGTTCCCGAACTCCAGGCAGAGCGTGATCGCCTCAGCGAGGGCGGTCTTCTCGTTGCCGCACCCGACCGAGAGGCAGGGCTTGGCGGTGGACCCGTCCCAGACCCCCATCGCGTTGCTGAAGCCGCCCAGGGTGGGGGCCTCGGTGAAGCGGATCCCGCCGCGACTGGCCTGGAATCCGACCAGGGCGTCGCGGACGGGGCGGGAGGCCACCCCGAGACCGAAGATGTCGTAGCGGGACTCCAGGGGGGCGCACCAGCCGGCTGCAGTGATCGCGGACGGACGGGTGACGGCCTCGATCTTGGCGAGGTTCCCCTCTACGTCGTTCCCGAACAGGACGCGCTCCGGGGCAGCCGCCGAGGCCACGGTGGCCACGATGTGCTGCTCGCCGTCGCCGCCCGAGGCCCGCGAGATCGACTGGATGCGGTGCACCATCGCGCGGGACACCTGGTCGGCCGTGGTGAACGGAGTACCGGCGCTGATACCAGGGATGTCCGCCCCGGCGGTGATGGTGACGAGCGGACTGCTCGGGACCGGCTTGCGGTCTTCTGGGATCTCCACGGTTGCGGCCTCCTGGTCTGTTGCGGACGTGGACACGGATTGGTTGGGTTCGGCCCCGGCGGTGACGGGGGTGTCGGGGGTGTCGGGGGTGTCGGGGGCGGCTGAGGCGGCCATGGGCTCCTGGGCCTCTTCCTCTGCGTTGTCCACGACCTCGGTGTCCTCTTCCGCGCCCTCCGCCTCCGAAATGGCGGCTCGGACCTGGTCGAGGGCGTCGGCGGCCGCCGACATGGAGTCCACGTCGTCGGCCTGATCGGCTTGATCGAAGGCCGCCACGATCTCGGACTCCAGGGCGACGAGTTCATCCAGGGAGAGAGAGGCGAGATCGGCCAACTTGGCTTGGTAATCCATACGGGTGTCCTCCTAGCGGACGTTCGGGGTGTCCGGCCAGAAGGTACGCGCCCGAGAAGGCCCGTCGCTCCTGAGCCGAACGTTACCACAGGTGATCACTTGGACGCTACCCTCTCTCGGAGAGACTGCCGGAACCGGTCCCTCTCGATCGACTCCAGGGAAGCGACACGGGCTTTCAGGCTCTCCATCCCGGACAGTTCCTCCAGACGCGCGAGGTACAGGGAGGACGCCCCCGCCGCCACCAGAGCCGTGATCGCACCGGAGGCCACTGCGGCACGGGCCAGCGGGAACCCGGGCACGTTCACCTGACAGACCGCCACCAGTTCCAGAGCCCCGTTGATCGGGCGCCAGTCCCCGGACGGGGCCGAGGCCCGGAGGGCTCGGATCTGCGCCCGTGTGACGGTGGGGCGCAGGGCCCCCGAGACCCAGATCCCGTGGCGGTCCTCCCCCACGGTCACGTCGGCCACGGCGGACGCGGTATCGTCGTAGTGCTTCACGGCGGCCCCGGCGTCCGCCTGGAGCGGAGCGTGGCCGCCGGCCAGGGTCAACTGGCCGACCGGAACCTCCTTGCCCTCGGCGGTCTTCAGCACCCCGGTCTTGAAGAACGCGTAGTTCGAGGACGATCGGGGCGCCCGCACGTTCCCGGGCAGGCCGATATGTCGGGTCTTCCAGTCGGCGATGTGGCCGTACACCCGTCCCTCGTCGGTGATGACGAGCGGTTGCGGCCGATCCAGACGGGGATCGGAGAACCATTCGGCGGGCGGATCGTCCGGGATGACCGAGGCCACCAGCGGCGTCGGGCCCCGCAAGGGGTCCTTCTCCGCGTACACCTTCTTGCGACCAGTAGTCACAGCACTTCTCCTAGGACTCGAACCGGATGCCGCGACCGTCACCCACCCCTCGGGGAGGAGGTCCTCGGCCTTTAGGGCGCGGGCGCGCTTCAAGATGTGGGCCTTGACCTTGTCCTTGTCCTTGGCCCGACCGTATGCCTTCACCGCCCGCTTGAGGTCCTCGACGTCGTGGATGGGGAAGGACCCGCCCTCCAGGGCCTCGCCCTCCTTGGACGCCTTCTCGCGGGAAGAGGCGGACCACTCGCCCTTGAAAGCCGCCAGGACGGGAGCATTCGGCACGCGGGACCTCCCGAGGTACAGATGCGGATTCTCACCAGGAGGTACCGGGAGGTCGCTCCTAGGGCGAGTCTATCAGTAGGGAGCCTTTCGGGGCTAGTGCTTGGCCTTCCGACCAGGCCACGACCCGGTCGCCAGTTTGTGGAGGTTGGCGCATGCCCCGTGCACGGCGGTGGGCGGGAGGTACTTGGCCAGAGCGCGGGTGCAGCGGTTGAAGTCTCCCGAGGTCCCCCACCGGATCTTCAGCGCGCCCTTCCCGTGGGTCCAATAGTCTCGCAGATCCCTGTCCATGCGGGAGGTGGCGGGGGGATTCGCCCCGGCGGCCAGGGCCCCCTGCGGCGGAGGGGCCACCAAGGGCTCGGTCGGGCTGGACTCGGGGTGGGCGGCAGCATACTCCTTCTCCTCCTCGGGAGAAGCCTTCCCGGACGGATGCTCGGCGTCGTAGTCGTCCAGGCTCCTGAGAACATCAGGGACCGACTCCGGGGGGACGCGGACCACCCGGGGAGGGTCCACACTGCGGAGCAGCCCGAGCAGCACCTTGTCCTCTTTCCAGGCTCCGTTCTTACGGACCTCGGCCTTCGGCCCGGGCACCACCCGGAACACGTCGAGGACCGCCGAGGTGTCCAGGTCGTCCACCACCGCGAACAGCACCTCGGTGGCGACCGCCGCCGCACACAGGGCGGGCTCGGACAGCATGCGGCCCGCCACTCGGGCGCGGGGGGCCGTGGGGCGCAGGGCGATCCCGCGAGACCCCCCGGAGAGGGCCTCCATCAGGTCGGCGAGGAACTCCGGCTCAGTATCCAGCACTACGAACGACATGCCGGCCGGCTCCATCTCCTCGGGGATCTGCGCCCATCCCGATCCTTCCCACCGCATGAGGTGCCCCGATAGCGGATCGAACGCCACCAGTCCCGTCACCGCCTCGCCCGGGTCGTCCTCCCCACCGTACTCGTCCACCAGGCCGTAATAGGAGATCCCGCTGTCCGGGCTCCAGCCGCCGGCCGTCAGCACGGCCCGCCTGCGGTCCTGCACCGACCGGTCCAGACGCTGCACCACACCACGGGCCCAGTCCCCCTCTTCGGCGCTGGACGTGGCGGCCAGTCGCCGCAGCGACACCTCGGCCAGAGCCCCGGCCCCCACGAACGGCTGCAGGGGCAGCGGCACCGGGTAGGTTCGAGCGTTCATCCTCTACCTCTCGCTGACAGTTCGGCGGCCTGTCGCTTCTCCTCGGCGTCGGCCTTCTTACGAGCGGCCTTCCGAGCAGCCGCCTCCCGTTTGCGCACCCTCGATCGGTACTGCGCCTTCTCAGCCGCCAGGGCCTCGGCCCGGAGCGGGTCCATCCCGTCCTGGACCATCCGTGCCACGTCCTCGGACAGGGCACGGTCCTCCTCCCCCTGGCGGTCCAGCAGATCCTGGTCCTCCTGGGCCTCGTCAGCCCTGCGAGCGGCCTTCCGGGCCCTCAGGGCGTCCTTCTCGGCCTTCAGGGCGTCCCGTGCGGAGGAATCGCGGGAAGATGCCCTCCCGGCCCTCGGAGAGGCCCTCCCGGCCCTGCGGGACGCGGATCGCGAAGCACCCCTCTTCGACCCGCCCTTGGACGGGGCCTCCGAGGTCCAGGTGGGACGGGGCCCGGTCCCCAGGATGTATGCGGAAGCCTCGGAGGCGCGGATGGCCCGCTGGCGGCCGGCCTCCCCGTCGTACTTGGCGACGTAGCGGCCGCTGGCGTCGCGCTTATGCTTCTTCTCGTCGTACTGACCGCTCTGCTGGGTCATCAGACGAACTCATTCGCAGTCTGCAGCCCGCAGCCGATCGCCCTGGCGTTGGCCAGGGACTCCTGGATCTTCTCGTAGTAGGGACGCTCCTCCTCCGACTCGATCGCTTCATCGATCGGGACTCCACTGCTGGCGCAGTTCATCAGTTTGTTCCAGCGATCCATCTCCACAACAACCCACCTCCTTCCTCGTACTCTGTCACGCCGTCGCCTCCGATGTCTCGGGAGCGGAACCGAATTCGGACGGACGCCACCCGGCCGGATCAGGCTGCAGGGTCACCACCACACTGCCGTCCCCGCGTCGGATCTTCCGAACCACCTTCCACCGCACGCCACGGGGCAGCAGGACCTCCGACTGCTTGTAGTCCTTCTCCCCAGTGTACTTGTCCACGTCCAGCCGAGGGAATCCGGGCGGCAGATTGATCTGGAGATCGACCCGATCGGCGTCGTCCCCGCTCTGGAAGTCCCCCAGGATGGCCCGATCCGCAGTGGTGCTCATGAAGCCCGGGTCGGAGTAGGAGTCCCCCTTCTCCAGCCGACGGACCGCATCGGCCACGTCCGGGTCCGACAGGATGCGGTGGACGGTCTTCTTGGGGCGAGTCTTCTGCCCCGCGATAGCCCCGTCCAGGGCCTCGATGAACTGCCGGTCCGTCTGGTCGTCCCCCTTGCGGAGCCTCCCGTTGACTTCGAGCCCGTTCTGGATCCCCAGGCCGCCCCAGGCGTAGGCGTTCACGACGTCTGAGACCGACGGCGCGGGCGCGGGCTCAGGCGCGGGGCGGGTCGATCCGGCCTCGGTCCGCGCGATCCAGTCGGGGAGATCCTCCAAGGCCACTCCGCTGAAGGGCGCCCCGATCCCCTCGGGGTCTTCTACGAACCCCATCCGCTCCCAGAACCCCCGGGATCCGGCGGTCGGCTCGGCGTACAGCGGGGATCCCTCGTCCAACGCCCTCCGGGCCGCCTCCAGCACCAGTTCGCGGCCTCCCCCGGGGCGGGTCGACCCGAGGTAGTCGATGAACATGCCCTCGCCCTCCTCGGTACGATCCACCAGACCGAGGGCGGCGTTCGGCACCCCGTCGTCGCCGGCCGTTGCCAGGACCGTCGCCCCGATGTCCCGGCCCGACTGGAGAGCGGTCCGCAGATAGGTGGCGCGGTCGTCTGTCCCCACCACCAGGTCCGCCATCTCGGCCGCGTCGTCCGGGTCCAACTGGTGGACGGCCTCCTCGTCCGAGGGGACGGGCTCCGTCCCTGCCGGGATCGACACCTTGGCCGGGTCGAACACGACCAACTGGCTGCCGGCGATCTCGTCGTTGTAGCCGTCCTGGTGGACCTCCACCCCGTCGAACCCACGGCGCTGCAACTCGGCTGTGACCCGTTTCGGATCCAGGCGCCGCTGCCCGTACTGGGTGGTCTTGAGCGCCTCCACGTCCACCCCGGCGTCCCGCAGCGCCTGCTCCATCACCCGCGCGGGGTCGGCATCCCGAGCGGTTGCGCGGACCTGGAATGGGTTGTCCACCGACGCCTCGGCCTCGATCTGCTCGGCGCTCGGGCTCAAGTAGGAGCGTACCCCCTCGCCGTACCGCGCCGAGTGCTCCGGGTCGGTGTGGACGTAGACACCCTCCCCGAAGAAGGCCCCATTGTCGCCGCTGGTGCGGAACCCGTCGCGGGCTATCGCATCTTTGGCAGACGTGGTGTGATAAACCCGCCGGGGCCCCTCGGGGGAGGGGCCTACGCTTTTCCCGCCATGGTGTCCAGCGCGGTGACCACCGCGTCGACCTCCGGCAGGTGGTCCCACATCTGAAGCCTGCGCTTGTACGCCTCAGCGTCTGCGGCGGACATCGGCTCCGACCCACGGCCCTGCTGCTGATAGTCGTCCCACAGGGCGCGGGACAGGGCCACCAGGGTGCTGCCCGGTTCCTTCAGCCCGTTCTGGCCGCCAGGGGCCAACTCGCGGACCACGTCCACCAGTTCGCCCAGGCTCTTTGCGTCGTCCGGTCGAGCCTTCGCTATGTACGTGAGGGCGTGATCGCGAGCCCCCGGCAGTTCGCGCCTCATGGCTTGGATGACGTCGCGGGCGGTCTCCGGGGTCGGAGGCGGAGGGGGCGGAGGCGGAGGAGCGATGTCCCCGTCGGTCTTCCCGGTCTGCTTCTTCAGAGCGATCCTCCGAAGCATGTTGGCGCGGGTCACGATGTCTTCCACAGCCTTGGCCTGGTTCTTGGACGGGGCCCGACCATGCTGCAGTTCCAAGTCTCGGATGTCGGCGGACAGTTTCAGACGGGCCTCGCCCTCCACGCCCTCCAGCAATTGCTGCTTGTACTCGGGAGAGAGATAGACCCTGTGCTGCGTCCCCTTCCCCACCTTCTCCAGGTCTCCGACCAGGTTGCCGTTGGCGTCCCGGACTTCGAGCAGAGTCTTTCCGGAGCGGCTCTTCTTGTAGGAAGGGGCCCACCCCTGGATCCAGAAGGATTCTGTCGTCCCATAGCCGTTGGAGATGGGTACCCGTCGCATACCGGTCCCAACAGGGTCGAACCCCGGGGTCGGAGTCGGAGTCGGCGTGGGGGTCGGCGTGGGGGTTACGCCCCCTCCTCCGCCCTCGATCTCCTTGAGCATCTTCTCCACCGTGCGGAGATGCAGGTCTGCGGACGACCGCGCGCGGGAGAGATTGGCCTTGGCCCCGGGAGAGAACCTGGGACCGGTCGGCAGTTCCATCGCCCGATCCATCAGAGCCTTGTGCTTCCGCGAGGTCTCCAACCGGCTGGTCAAGTCGGCCAGCACGGACGGATCGACGGCCTCCCCCGCCCGAACTCGGCGGAGTTCCGATTCGACGGTCTGAACCAGCCTTCCGGCCTGCTTGGCCATAGCCCCGGCTTTGGGGCCGTCGATATCCACACCCCAGCGTACGGGCCCCTCCTCCGTGGTGGGAGTCGGAGCGGGGGTCGGAGTCGGAGCGGGGGTCGGAGTCGGAGCGGGGGTCGAGACTATCGGCTCGCCATCCGGGCCGTAGCCGGCCTCGCGCAGTTCGCGCCGAATCCGACCGGCCTCCACCTTCGCCCCAGAGGTGTTCTTGCCCGAAACCACCGCCAACCGATCCAGCAACTGCTGGCGCCTGGACTCCGCCATGGGGACCTCGGTCCCCTCGGGGTAGACCTTCCCGTACACGGTGCTGTACCCGCCGTCCGCGTCCAGCGCCCCGGGCGGGATGCGGCTGACCAGTTCGTTGTCCGACAGGGCCTTGGCCTCCTCCTTGTCCAGCCCCTCGATCCCACCGGTCTCGGCTCGCCGACGGACCTCGGCCATCAACTCGTCGGCCTTGGGGCCCTGCAGCGGGCGGCCCAGGATCCGTCCGTGGAAGGGGTGGTACTTCTCGGGCCCGCGAAGTGCGAACTTGCGGGACCCCGGCTTGGCCACCCCGACGCCGCGCATCTTGTCGATGGCGTCGGCGCGGCGGATCCACTCGTCGCGGGTCTGTCCGAGGCGTTGCACGTCGGAGCGGTCGGCGATCAGCCTCGCCAGGTCGGAGCGGTCCTTGGCGGAGCGGTCCTTGCGGCCTGTCCAGGAGTGGTAGACGCCGGCCAGATCGACGACATCGGTCCAGGCCGCCTGCACCTCCGGGTAGCCCTGGACACCGCTCCCGGGTGTCGGCGCGGGAGTCTTGGTCCCGAGTTCCGACTCGATCCGGTCGGCCACCGCTCGGCGATCCTGGCGGTCTCGTGGGCGGATGTTGCTGTCCAGGACCGGATCGGGCTCCCGCAGAGCCTTCACCAGGTCGGCCACCGCCGCGTCGCGGGTCTCGCGGCTGCGAGCGTTCTGAAGAGCCGCGATCTTGGGCTTGATGTCCTGACGGCCGGTGAACGAGGGCCACAGGTCGGCCAGGGCGACCTCCAGGGTGTCCGAGATTTGGGTGCGTTCCTGGTCGGTGAGATCGCCCCGCCCCTCCAGCAGGAAGAATCCCGCTTGGGGCTTGATCGCGCGATCCCCGCCGTCGTTGGTGGCAACCCCGTTCTGGCCCATGGTCCAGATCTCGCCCCGATGCTCGAACCGATCTCCCGGCTTCAGATCGTCCGATAGGCGCCAAGGCTCTTCGGGGCGATCGGGCTCGTAGAACCTGCCCTCGGGGTTGTAGCCCACCTTCGCCGCGAAGGGCCCGGTCGCGTTGTCAGCGGGGACGGGGACCTCGGTGTCATCGACTTGGGTCCCCTTATCCTCCATCTCCCAGCGGGCGATCTGGGTCCGGCCGAAGTGCTGCAGGGTGTCCGAGTACCCGTTGACGATGCCTTCGCGGTACTCTCGGAAGTCGAACGAGGGATCAGCCGCGATAGCGTCAGAGACGTCGCGATCGATCGCGTGCTGCTCCTCCGGGGTCAGGCTGTCCCACCCGTCGCCCTTGAAGAGGTCGGCCAGGAACGGATTCTCCAGGACGACACGGTCCCCCTCGCCGCCCGGTACGGGAGGCTCGGGCTCGGGCTCGGGCTTCACCACCAGGTCCGGCGGGACGTCCATTCCGGCCTCGGTGTAGAACTGCGCCAGGCGGTTGCGGAAGTCGTCATCGGGAGCGGCCCCGGGGGTCTCCCGATCCTGGAGGGCCTGCTCGATCCGATCGGAGGCGGCGTCCATGGCCGCATCGTCACCGTCGTCCAGCGCCGAGTTCAGGTCGCGGATCAGCGGATCGAGGTCGGACGACGCCCCGCCCTCCATCTCCCTGGCCGCCTGGGCCCGCCCCATCAGGTCCGCCGCCCGCTCGCGGGAGGGGGTGATGGTATCGGTGGGAGCCCCAGCCGGGCCGGTAATGGCGTCGTCCTCCAGCGACCTACGCGTGCCGTCGGGGAACTCCACCTCCGGGAACCGCTCGTTGGGGTAGTGGCCCACCACCACGCCGACCTCGTCCCCGACCTGCACGCTGGTCCCCACCGGGTACTTGGGGGCCCCAGCCGGTGCCTCGGGAGCACCTTCGGGAGCAGTCGGGCGCCCTGCCAGTTCCCCCTGCAGGTAACGGGTCGCCTGCTCCCTGAGGGCGGCATTCTCCTCCGGAGTGGCCCTCGGATCGGGCACCCAGTCCGGGGCCTGCATCCGGGCCAGAGCCTTCTCCACCTCGGAGTCCCAGGACTGGGACGCCTTGGCCAGGAAGGCGTCGTACCCCTCCGGATTCACGACCTCGCCGTCCACCACCAGCGGGATCGGGGGGTCGCCCCACGGGACATCGGTGTCGAACAGATCGAACCGCCCGAATCCGGACATGATCTCGGGGGTGATACCGGAGACCGAGGCGTGGATCTCGCTGACCATCTGCGGGGGGACCAGCCGCCCGTTCTTGATGCCACGGAGGGTCGCTCGGACGATGGCCTCGTCGGTGGGGACGGTGACGTAGATGCCCCGGGTGTCGTACCCCGCGTCGACGGCTGCAGCCACCTTGGCAGCCATCTTGGTGGCGCTGCTGTCCCCCGTGCCGTCCAGCACCAGGTCCAGCCGCGCGGCCTGCGCAGCGGCCTGGGCGGTCTTGGCCAGCATAGAGGACTCTTCGTGGGCGAACATGGCCGCGTCCTGCACATCGGGCTGCCCCCACTCGGGAAGGGCCGTCTTGAACGCGTCGGCATCGACCAGCGCCGCCTCGCCCGGGGGCTCGGACCCGTGGTCCTTCAACTCGCGGACCCGTGGGTAGCCCTCCAGGCCCTTGGTCGCGGTAGACTTGCCCGCCCCCGATCCGCCCCCCAGGAACACCTGGCGGGGAGCCCGCCCCTGAGGGGCCACCAAGCCGTCCAGCACTCGGCCGACCAACTGGTCGTGGAGCGCCTCGCGCTCGGGCGACAGCACCTTCACGGGGTTCCCGTCGGCGTCGGTCGAATCCAGGATGTGGGCCGTCATCGAGTGGTTGCCCTTGGCGAAGTCCCGCAGCACCCCGTCCGACAGGATCACCCGTCCCTGGGGGTCGCGGGGGGAGTCCGGATAGGCCCTGACCTGGGACCCGTCGATGGGGATTGCGGGCGCCTCGGGCCCGGAAAAGCCCTCCCCGCCCTCATCCTTCATCCAGCCCTGCGCCCACCCCACGTCGCGGAGTGCGCGGGCGACCATCTCTCGATCCCGCGACCGCTTGATCCGGGGGATGGTGTCCAGGAGACGATCGGCCATCTCCGAGATCTCCTCCGGACTGGGGTTCTGGGGATCCATCCGCCCACGGATGTCCGCCACCTCCGCCAGAGAGGATCGGACGTCCTCAGGGGTCGTGGCGCGGAGGGCCACCTCTTCCAGACCCCCCACCGCGTTGTCCAGGAAGCGGTTGGCGTCGGCGCCGGCGATCCCGCCCTCCCCCTTCCAGTTCTCCCCCACGTACTGGCCCGCCTCGTACACCGATTCGGCGATGGCGCGCTGCTCCTGGGGCTTCTTGGCCCTGGCCACGGCCCACACCAGGTTGTCAGCGGCCGTGACACTCCTAGCCCCCTTCTGAGACCTCGTCAGGCTGGGGTCCTTGTCGTACTGATCCAGGAGGCGAGCGGCCGTATCGATCTTCTCAGCCGAATAGGCGTCCAACCCGGGAGTTTTCAGTCCTCGGATCTGGTCGATCAGGCCCTGGGCGGAGGGAGCCTCCCCCCGAGGCTCGTCCCGACGCAGCGGGGGGACATCGGGAGCCGCACCCGGCCTCTTGGGCATGTCCTTCAAGTCCGCGTAGCCTTCCCTGTCCAGCCACTTCTGGACCTCCTCTGCGACGTCTGCCGCCACCCTGTCGACCTCGGGTCCGTCGCCACGGGCGAACACCCCGATCAGGTCGCGGATGTGACGTTGCAGAGCGGGATCCCGCTTCCCTTCTTGCTCCAGGTTCATGTCCTGGAACTCGATGGCGTCGCTAGCCACGGTCCGTGCGTAGGCCCGATCGGTTTCGGGGAAGCGCTCTCCCTGGTAGAAGCGCAGGTTCGCCTCGGTGTCAGGGCTGTGGGGGGTCTTTGCCACCTCATCGCGGGCGAACCCCTCAGGGGGACCGCCCTTGACGCGGACCACGTCGATGTCCTGCCCGGTCACCATGTACACCTTGCCGTCAGAGTCCCTGACGCGGTCCCCCGGCTTCAGCGGAGAGTAGAAGTCGAGGTCTTGATCGTTCAAGAAGTCCGACTGGGATTCGTACTGACGGATCTGGGAACCGGCCGGCGCCTCAGGTCGCTCAGGCTCCTCGGGCGCCTCAGACACCTCGGGCGCCCCGGGCGCCCCGGGCGTCGTCCCGTTGAACCGATCGGCTCGCTCCTCGGCGTCGGCGGGGAACTCTGGGAGATCCTCGGCATCGAGGTAGGACATCGTCAGCATGGTGTGCAGGTGCATCCCCCGGCTGGCGATCTCGTCCGGATCGCCGGCGTCGATGGCCTCCTTCAGCAACTCGATCTGGCCGTCCAGTTCCTCGTCGGCCTCACCGTCCTCCCGGTTCGTCTCCGAGACGTCGACAGCCTCCTCCAGGAGGGAGTCGGCCCAGTTCCGGTACTTCTTGGCCTGAGACTTTTCCTTGTTCTTGGCCTTCTTGGCCTTCTTGTTCTTCTTGGCGGCCTTGGGCGGTCGGGGACCGGCGACATCGGTGCGCATGGTCTCGATCTCGCTCAGGATGTTGTCCATCGACTCCAGCGAATCGGGATCGAAGTCGGGGTCATCCTCCAGAACCTTCACGACCTCTTCCAGGTCGTCGTAGAAGGTATCGAGGGCGGCAGCGATCTCGTCCCGCCGGCCTCCGACCAGAGCGTCCTCGACGGCTCGGGTCTCCACCCCCTCGGCCCCGACCCAGTTCAGGTCTCCGCGAAACTCTCGGATCGTCCGCTGCAACTCCGCCCGCGTAGTCGGATCCACGATGTCCTGGGAATTCGGGTCGTCGAAGACCCTCTGGACCTCGGCCACCGAGTCGGTGGTGGGCTCGGGGATCTTGGGAGCCCCTGGAGCCTGATCGGGGAGATCCGAAGGGCCGACAGACTTGGGAGCCTCGGGAGCCTCGGGAGCCTCGGGGGCCAGCCGAGCGCGCGCCGCCTTGGCCGCGCCCACCTGGGACGGGTCCACATCGACCACGTCGCCCTTCTTGTGCGACTTGCCGTCCAGGACGGCGGGGGTGTCCAACTCCACCTTCAGGTGGACCTTGCCGTCGGGCCCCTTGGACAGGCCCACCGCCCGCCCGCGTCCGACCGAGGTCTTCGCCCCTCTCAGCGGGAACAGGTCCACCGATCCACCGGTCTCGATGAATCGGCCGTTGCGGTCGCGGGGGTGCAGGGAAGAGTCCCAGGAGAGGCCTCCGACGGCCTTCCGGGCCACTCCGCGCGCCGAGGCGGCCGTCAGGCCCCAGCCCTCGGGGATCACGTCGGGGCGCCCCATGGAGGCCGCCCTCTTGGCTACGTACCAGCGGCTCCGTGGGTTCCGCTCACCGAATCGCACCGCCTCCGGAAGATCGGCGGCCGAAGCGATGACGGGGATGGTGGCCATGAAGGATGCCTCCTGGATCGGTTATATCGGCAGTCTAGCAGCCAAAGAGGCGGACCCGCTAGAGATCAGACCCCCATAGTTGCTCTAAAACAAGTAAACCACGGTCCCGGCTCCCGCGCCGAAACCGATCAGTAGACGACCTCGACCACATCGGGCCCGTCATCCACCGGCTCCCCGATCGGCATCAGGTCCGGCGGGTAGACCACCAGGGTCGTCCACCTCGGGTGTCCGTCCAGGTACGCGGCCAGATGCTCGGGCACCTTCGGGTCCAGGATCGTCTGGGGACTCGGGGGCGGCCCCAGGTCCACGGGCGTCTCGAAGTCCAGAGCCGTGCGGAGGTGGGCCCACAGCGAGGGCGGGTCCGCCTGCACCGAGGTGCGGGCGCCCGGGCCGTCCGACCAGATCACGGCCGCCGCCTCCTCGCCGTCCCAGAGGCCCTGCATCACGATGTCCATGGAGACCCCCTACGCCTTCTTCGCCTGTTCGCCGATCGGCACCCGGCCCTGCGAGATCGCATCGCGCCGCTGCTGTATGCGCCGATCGCTCTGAGCCACCAGGATCTCGTCGATCACGCTGTCGATCTCCTTGGCCCCGATGTTGATCGACAGGCCGGTGCGGGGGTCGACCCGCTTGGCCCGGGTCATCTTGGGGGTGCGGCCTGGAGTTACCTCCCAGGTGACCGTGACGCTCTCGGCCTCCGGGCCCGCTCCGATCGGGGACACCCGCAGGGTCCAGCGGTCCCCGTCCCGGAAGATCTCGGTGCGGCCCCGTCGCAGGACGGCCGCGTCCCGCAGGCCGGCGATCCGCGCACTGGGCAGGGAAGAGTTCACCGGGAGCCGCTTGCCCAGCAGATCGTCGGAAGCCTTCCGCTCCCTCTCACGATCCTCGTAGGAGGACCCGGGCAGGTCGGAGCGGGAGCCGTCCCCGTGGACCGCGTACAGCAACTGCCCCAGGTACCAGTCGTGCACGGTCCGCAGGGTGGTCTGCCGCATCGGGACGTACTCCTGCCCTCCGATGAACGAGGAAGAGGTGGCGGGCATGGCGAACTCGGCGCTGTTCCCACGGGTGGCCAGCACCGACTCCGAGGCCATGGTCAGCATCTCGTAGTTCATCTTGGTGGCGCCGTCGCCGCCCAAGTGGTCCGGGGTCCACGGGAGGTACGACGCCCCGTACACCTTCCCCATGTAGGCGTGCGGCAGGTCGTCCTCGATGGCCGTCTCCCGCTCACCGTACCCGTGCCACTTGTAGATCGAGGCCAGTTTGGTCAGGCGGTACTTGCCGGGGCGGCCCTTCACGCCCTTCTTGGCCTCCCGCCTCCCCGGCTCGCCCTCGTACGCCAGGCTGGTCAGGAAGGCCCACTCGGACCTCTTCACCCACGGCAGGGCGTTCTCCACCGCGTGGTGCTCCTCGTGGATGATGGTGGAGATCGACTCGTCCTTCGTGATCGACAGGGTCTGCGCGCCGCGCGAGGCGCGACCGGTGTTCAGGTTCACCTGCACCACGGGCTGGTCCTCCCACACCCTCCTCAGGTACTCGGTGGGCATCCCGGTGATAGCCTCCTGGAGACGGGCCCGAGTCTCCTCGGGCAACTCGTGCTCAAGGGCTATCGCGTCCACCCGGCTCCCGCCCTTCCTCCCGTCGACAGTCGTCCACGCGATCGTGGTCCGATCCTCGACGTCCTTCGGGGGAT